CACCGCAAGTGTTACAGAGTGTGAAGCCTGGGACGCTGCGACCTCGACGCGACCCCAGGCTGCTGTATTGTGTGAGGGTACCAAGGGAAACCAACCCATGCAAACTCTCGAAACCGCCAACCGCAACTGGCTCGCTGAGGCCAAGCTCCGCTCTGATCTGAGTCGCGACGTCGCCGCCCTTGCCGCTCGCATCGGTGCTGACTGCACTCGCGGCGATCAGGACATTAGCGAGCTATGGCGGCTTATCCGACTGGCCCGCGAGCTGGGAGCCTGAGCCATGAAGCGCACCATCGCCGCCCTCGCTCTGCTGGCCCTCGCCACATCGACCGCTAACCTGCCTCTCGCCCTGGCCCTCGCGGCTGGGGGCCTGGCCATCGGCGCCACGGTTCCGGCGGACTAGTACAACGGCACTACGTTACGTTTTATCAACATCTGGCCGGGCTCCCACGGGTCCGGCTTCTTACTGTGCAAGACTAGGGAGTCCTTCGGCACACCACGCCATGACAACTACGACCCTCGCGGCGATCGCCGCTCTGATCCTGCTCCCACTGCTCATCCTGCTCTGGGCCACAGAGTCCAGGCCCCAGCGTGCACGGCGGCTGCGGTCCTACGGCTGGACCCAGCAGCGCATCGCTGATCACCTGCAGTGCAGCCGTACTACCGTCCGCCGAGCACTCGCGGGCTAGTACGGCCGTACCACTGACCCCCAGGGGGCGGGTTCGGGATCCGGGCGGTGCCGTAACGGGTCCCAGGGAACCTACTGGTACATTCCCATCTCCTTCTTCTGTTACACACCTGGGGGTAGTGTTGCGATTCTTGTAATACACTGCAGGGTACCCGCTAGAAAAATGGCCACTAAATGCCCGAATCGCCAGCATTAACGCTCCGTTGGGCCCAAGGCGAGGTGTTTGGCAGCCGCAAACGCTTCCGTGTGCTGGTTGCCGGCCGCCGCTTCGGCAAAAGCTACCTGTCATGTATCGAATTATTGCGTGGGGCGATCGAGCGGCCGGGCGAAACGTTCTTTTACGCGGCCCCTACATACCGAATGGCGAAGGACATCGCCTGGAAGGTGATGAAAAAGCTCGTTCCCAAGGCCTGGATCAAGAGCAAGAACGAAACCGACCTGAAGATTGAGCTGGTAAACGGCAGCACGATCGAATTAAAGGGCACCGAAAACGCAATGGCGTTGCGCGGCCGCAGTTTGGCCGGCGTGGTGCTGGACGAAGCCGCCTTCATGGACTCCGAGGTCTGGTTCGAGGTCATCCGCCCCGCCCTCGCCGACAAACAGGGCTGGGCCCTCTTCATCTCCACCCCCGACGGCACCGCCAGCTGGTTCTACGAACTATGGCAATACGCCGAGAGCGGCGACAACGACTGGAACCGCTGGCAATTCACGACAATCGAAGGCGACAACGTCCCACCGGAAGAAATCGAAGCCGCCCGAGGCCAACTCGACGCCCGCACCTTCCGCCAAGAATTTGAAGCCAGCTTCGAGAATCTTTCCGGCCTAGTGGCGGTCTCCTTCGGAGACAGCAACATCAACCCCGAGGCCGCCGACATCCCAATCCTGCCCCTTTTGCTGGGGGTGGACTTCAACGTGGACCCGATGTCGGGCATCTGCGCGGTCAAAAAAGACGACACGCTCTACGTCTTCGACGAAATCATGATGACGGGTGGCGCCACCACGTGGGACTTTGCCGAGGAGGTCACCCGCCGCTTCGGCGTGGATCGCCGCATTATTGCCTGCCCAGACCCCACCGGCGGCGCCCGCAAAACCAGCGGCGTGGGACTCACCGACCACAACATCCTCCGCCGCAGCGGTTTCACGGTCTCCAGCCCCAAATCCCCCTGGAAAATCCGCGACAAGGTCACGTGCGTCAACACCGCCCTTTTGGACGCTGCTGGAACACGCCGCACCCTCATCCACCCCCGCTGCAAAGAACTCATCAAATCCCTCCGAACCTTGACCTATGCCCCCGGCACGGGCCTCCCAAACAAAAACCTTGGCGTAGATCACGCCTTCGACGCTTTTGGCTACTTGTGCCTACAGCAATTTAACTTGGCCAAGCCGGAAAACATCGGCTCGACCAATTATCGTGTGTGGTAAGCAGCCTGCCTCCTATGCCCGGACACTACGGCGACAAGAAAATGCCCGCTAAGGGCCAAAAGGGCACCAAAAAGTCGAAACCCGTCAAGAAGTAGACCCATGGCACCGAAAAAACCGGGTCTGTACGCCAACATCGCCGCCAAACGCAAGCGCATCGAGGCTGGCTCGGGCGAAAAGATGCGTAAACCGGGCAGCAAGGGCGCCCCAACTGCCGCCGCCTTCAAGGCTGCCGCCAAAACCGCCAAACCGGCTAAACCCGCCAAAAAACGGAGCAAGTAATCATGGCCGCCAAAGCTATCACCGCCACCGACCGCCACACAAACATCGTCGAATACACCGGCGCCAAACTCACCGCCCTCGACGACTGGTTCGAGATCCCTGCTCACTCGGGCAGCTACAGCATGGCTGCCACCGTGGTCGGCTCCGCCAACTTCAAACTCGCCATCGAGTGCAGCTTCAACGGCAACTGGTTCACCATCGAAACTGCTAAAACCATCAACTCCGCTGGAGCCTACGTTTACTTCTACGACGGCAAACCCGCAGCCAAAGTCAGACTACGCATCTCGGAAGTCAACTCTGGTACTCCCGACGTAACCCCATACATCTCAGTTGCGTACCACGGCTAATGGCAATCCAAACCATTAACGGCGGCTGCATCCACATCGAAATCGACGCGGAAGACGGCCTCACCCACGCCACATTCGCCTTCAAAACTCCATCAATACCCGAAACTTTGGGCGGATTTATCACAATGCTCGCCCACGGAATCGAAGTGCTGGTGCCCCTTCCCGATCCCGACGACGAGGAGCCCGAAGACGATGATTGAGTATCGCGGCGAACGCTTCGAGGGCTACAACAAACCCAAACGCACCCCAAATCACCCCGAAAAATCACACGTCGTCCTCGCAAAAGACGGCGACAAAGTAAAACTTATCCGTTTCGGCCAACAGGGCGTAACTGGCTCACCACCAAAAACAGGAGAAACAGAAGCAGCGAAGGCCAGAAGGGCATCGTTCAAAGCCCGCCACTCAAGTAACATAGCAAAAGGTAAAATGTCCGCCGCCTACTGGGCCGATAAGGTGAAATGGTGACCCGATGACCTACGCAGTTCCCGGCCAAATCCGCACCCATCTTGTCAGTTCGACCTTCGAAGGCCCGACTGACTCACCCTTCACGCGCACCCGCGCCGTGCTGGACATGATGCGCGGCTGGGAAATCATGAAAGCGGTCAGCCTAGGTACCGAATACCTGCGCGAAAACAGCGAAACCTTCCTCCCCCTGGAACCCCGCGAGGACTACACGGCCTACTTGGCCCGCGTCAACCGCGCCATCTTCTCACCCTTCACCCAACGACTGGTCCGCGCCGCTGCCGGCCTGATCCTGCGCAAACCGATCGTCCTCGAAGGCGACCCCTACTGGAGCGAAATCTTCGCCAAGGACGTCGACGGTTGCGGCTCGGACCTGGACGAGTATGCCCGCCGCCTACTTATCTGCGCCCTTACCTACGGCCACTGCCACACACTGGTCGATTTTCCAGCCCCAACTGGCGCCCGAAGCCTGGCGGAAGAACGCGCCCTAAACCGCCGCCCGTACTGGATCGAGGTCGACCCGCAGAATGTGTACGGCTGGCGCTTGGACCGCGAGGCCAACTACGGCAAGTTAATCCAGGTCCGCATTGCGGAGAAAGCGATCGTCCCCGACGGCCGCTTCGGCGAAAAAGTGTACGACCAGATCCGCGTCATCGAGCCCGGCCGCTACGAGATCTACCGCCAACTGGAGAGCCGCAAGGACATGTACGGCCAAATGCCGTACCCCAACTCGTTTGACGTAACAGGCCCCACGGGCGGCAACTACGAGCTAGTTGAAACTGGCGCTTACAGTTTGGGCGAAATTCCCCTCGTAACCCTTTACTCGAACAAGACCGACACGCTGGTCAGCAAACCCCCGCTGCTGGACATCGCCTACCTAAACCTGGCCCATTTCCAACGCCAAGCCGACCTGATCCACAGCCTGCATGTCGCCAGCCAACCCATGCTTGTCCTCGAAGGCTGGGACGACCAAACCAAGGACCTTGCCATTAGCGTTAATTATGCGTTGGCGATGCAGCCCGGTAACAAGGCTTATTACGTGGAGCCTGCGTCTAGCGCTTTCGAGGCCCAGTCAAACGAAATAAAAGAACTGCAGATGCAGATGGCGACGCTGGGCATCAGCACTCTGAGCCAGCAAAAGTTTGTCGCCGAATCTGCCGACGCCCGCCGCCTGGACCGCGTCGACACCAACTCGATGCTGTCGATGGTCTCGATGGATCTACAGCAAACGCTGCAAGGCGCCTTCAACCTGGCCGCCAACTACCTCCAACTGGAGCCCCCCAAGGTCTACGTAAGCCGCGACTTCGACATCGACCGCCTGATCGGCCAAGACATTACCGCCCTGACGACACTGTTTACGCAGCAGGTAATCGACCGCGAAGAGTTCCGCGACATCCTGCGCCAAGGCGAAATCCTGTCAGCCGGCGTCTCAATGGACGGCGATAACGAAGCCACCGAGTCTGCAGAGGAAGAAGCCCGCGAAGAAGAGGAAGAAAATTCCTCCGACGGAATATCTGCCGACCAGATGGAGCGTTTAATCCAAGCAATGATGGGCTGACGGGATGGCCACCAAACAGGACTACCTGACGCTGGCCCAAGTCACCGCGCTCGTCAAACTCAGCAAAAAACTCAAAAATCTCACGACGCTGCTATCCGGCGACGGTCCCCCAGACGACACGGGCAGTTCCGGCGACTGGTACATCGACCGCCGCACGAAACAGCTTTACGGCCCTAAATCCAGCAACGGCTGGCCTAGCGAGCCCGTTGCACTTGGCACAAAAGACACGAACGGCCGCCTCCGCACCACGCAACTAACAATCAGCGGCAACCAAGCGGAGGCCGCCAAGGGAGACGCAGGCCCTGCAGGACCAACAGGCGCTACTGGCCCTGCCGGCCCCACCGGACCTGCTGGCCCAACCGGCGCAACCGGCCCAACAGGTTCAACTGGCGCAACCGGCCCTGCGGGACCTGCAGGTCCACAAGGCGACGCCGGACCAACCGGCCCAACTGGAGCAACAGGTCCCCAAGGCCCCCAGGGCGAACAAGGCCCAATTGGTCTGACCGGCCCAGCAGGTCCACAAGGCGAAACAGGCCCTGCCGGCCCCACGGGCCCACAAGGCGAGACAGGTCCCCAAGGTTTAACGGGCGCTACAGGTGCCACGGGCGCCGCCGGCCCTACTGGTGCTACAGGACCTGCCGGCAGCAACGCTACTGTGACCGCCGGCAACGGCATCGCAGTCAGCGACGGCGTTGTTTCCCTGAACTCCAGCTTTCTTACAACAAACCAGTTCGTCCAACTACCAACTGGCACAACCGCACAGCGCCCGAACACCCCAGCCACGGGCATGATCCGCTTCAACACCAGCGCTGGCACCTTCGAGGGCTACACCGGCACCGCGTGGGTGAATTTGTCCCCGGCCAACATCGACGACGTTGGCGCAACGATTACCTAATCTTCTTTTGTTGTAGACTAGGACTGCACTATTTACAGTCCGCTGGTGAAGAGCCTGGATTACGTGCAGCAACCGGACGGCAATTTCCGCTGGGAAATGGTCGAGATGGACGAAGCTGCGCGGGCTGCAAAGCCTGAACCCGAAAAACCCGCTCGCCGGGCCCCGAAAAAGGCCATCAGCGAGCCTGTTTTGGTCGAACCCACTACCGAAACCCCCGAGTTCTAACGCATGGAAGAGCAAGTCATCCAGACGCCCGTGGCGCCTGAACCCCAGCCTGTGGCTGGAGCCGACACCGCTCAACCCACTCTTGATGTCTCGGGCATCAAGGCTGAGTACGAGTCCCAGATCAATGCCCTAAAGGTCCAAGCGGCCGAAGCCGACGAACGTTTCCAAGGCATCAAGGCAAAGCTGGACGAGGTCTACAAAAAACAGGACGACCAACGCAAGAAGGTCCTCCAAGACCAAGGCCAGTGGAAAGATCTCTGGGAGGAAGCCAACAAAACCGCCCAAGAAAAAGACACGCAGATCGCCGAACTCCACCGCCAACTGGAGGACCTTCGCACGTCTAACGAAGCCGCAACAATGCGCACAGCTGCGATGTCGGCTATCAGCCAAGCTGGCGCAATTAACGCCGAGCAAATGCTGATGTTGTTACAAAACAACCTCCGCAAAAACGAAGGTGGCAGCGTCGTTGTCCTAAATGGCGGCGTGGAACAAGACCTTCAGGCATATCTAAGCAACCTGAAGAACCCAGGCTCCGGCTTCGAGCACCACTTCAAACCTAGCTCTGCCGCTGGAATGGGCGCCAAGCCCAACCCCACCTCTACCGTCGCTCCGGGTATGAACAACCCCTGGAAGGAAGGTAGTATTAACTTAACGCAGCAGATGATGCTGTCCGCCCAAGACCCTGAACTCGCAGCAGTGCTGAAGAGGGAAGCCGGTCTTTAAGCCTCAGTGAGGCACCACCACCCAAGTCTGTGACTGGGACGCAAACCCCCTGACCTTTCGGAGGCCCAATGGCTGCTCCTTTCCAGAACTATTCCGGCGGTGTCCTTCTGGCGGACATCGTCAAGCGCAATAACCTCAGCACCTATGTGTCTGAGGCGATCAAAGAGCGTTCGCTCTTCATCAAGAGCGGCGCCGTTGTGCGCAATGCTCTGCTGGATGCCCGCGAAGGCGGCACCCGCATCCAAGTCCCCGAATTTAACCCGACTGCTCCCACCGAGGAGATCATGAACGGGACGGCCACCTGGGGCACCAGCAACGCCGGCTATCTGACCCCTCAGAAGATCGGCACCGGTACCCAGATCGCCACCATCTGCCATCGCGGCTTTGCGTATGCAGTGGACGACGTCGCAATGCTCGCGGCCGGTGAAGACCCCATGCTTCACATCCGCAACCAGCTTGCCGACGCGATCAACAAACTGAACAGCCAGCGTCTGTTCAGCCACCTGTACGGCCTGTTTGGTGCTTCCGACACCAACAACGGTCCTCTGGGTGCCAACGGTCTGTATAAGGGCAAAGGCAGCGCTTCTGGTGCCACCGAAGTCAACTTCCTGACCGCTGCCACCATTGCCGAAGCTCGCGCCCGCCTTGGCGAGCGTGGCGACGAAATGGACATCCTGGTTGTCCACCCCTCCGTCGGCTACTACCTGTATCAGGTGGGTATGCTGACCTTTAGCACCTCGGCCCTTGCGGCTTCCGGCGCTGTTGTTTGGGGCGGTGGCGGCGTGGGCATCGGTGCCCGCAGCATCGGCGAATTTGCCGGCTGCCGCGTGATCATCGACCCCCTGGTCAACACTGTTGCTCCTGGCGACAGCGGCGACCAGCGTGAGTTCAACTGCTACCTGCTGAAGAGCGGCACCATCCTTGAGGGCGTCCAACAGGACCTCCGCATCGAAGCTGACCGCAACATCCTGTCCAAGCAGGACGTCCTCTCGGTCGACTACCACAGCGCCTACCACGTGATGGGCACCAAGTGGATCTCGGCCTCGGACAACCCGACCAACGCCAACCTGTACGACAAGGACAACTGGCAGGCCACCTACGACATCGACCTTATCCCGCTGTCGCGCATCGTGGTCAACAGCCCCCTAGACACCAGCACCATCTGATCTTCGATCAGATCTTTACTGGCCCCACCTTCGGGTGGGGCTTTTTCATTGCCGCTACACTGAAACAAAGACGGCCGCCGTGCAGTGCCAGCCACAATTAACGCCACTTTGAGTTCTGCATCGGCCAACAGCTATGTAACGCTGGCCGAAGCTGACGCCTACTTCGAGACAATTCCCGACTCGTCCACCTGGACCACAAAAACGACCGACCAAAAAAACCGCGCTTTGATCTCAGCAACGCGCTGGATCGACAGCCTGAACTTTTACGGCGACCGCTGCGACAACGGCCAGGCCTTGAAGTGGCCCCGCAACAACTGGCTGATCGACCGCGTCGAACTGGTCTGCAACGTCATCCCGAAAGAAATCAAGTTCGCCACCTACGAACTGGCGCGTGAACTGGCAAACGACACCGACGCCATCACCAACACGCAAAACGACCCGGACCAGCTGTACAAAGAAGTCGAACTTGGCGAACTGCGAGTCCAGTACAAAGAAGGCCAAGCCAACGGCGTGATCAACAATGTCTTCGACGTCTACC